GTTCAGTCGTTGATTACGGCCTAATTGCCGTCGTTCTGGTACAGCCCACGGAAGTCGAGCGCGCCGGCCGCCGCATCAATGCGGACCTTGTACTCGATGCCATCCTGTTTCCAGCCGTCCTGAGATTCCAGGAACGGCGTTTGATTCCCATCCAGGAAAGCAATTTCAACGGTATCGGAAACACTTGAACTAGAAGCCATATACCACTGGGCGGCGTCATCAGCATCAAGCCGTGGATCAGCAATAACGTTGAACCGGCCCTGGACGGTGTTAGTCGTCAACGTACCGGCTGTTCCCGCTGGGTCGTACTGGTTATTGGCAATCGCTTCGGCAGTGAACCGTAATGCTACCGGGCAGATCAGATGAGCAGGCTGTAGATTCAGCGTATTGCCGGCTGGATCAGTTTGCAGAGCCATTGCCGTCATAGCCGCCTCGACAGTCGTTACGCTTGGCGCAGCACCAGAGCCGTTATCAACAAAGTTGCTGTGACTTGCATGGAACAAGGCGATACTGTCCTGATTGAGCGCTGCGTTGGTCGTCAGCACTGAATAAGCTGCATCACCGATTTTACGGTTTGCAGCCGCTCCCATACGACGAGGTGCCATGGAAAAGGCATCGAGGTTGTCGTCGATTAGGGCCTGTCTGGAAATGTTGAATAATTTTCCATATGTGACCAGTGTCAACGTTTCTTTCAGGTCAGAGAACGTGCCGTACTTGTACTCGCCGTTTTCATAAACGATTTCCAGATCGCCGAAAGTGCTCATATTGGTTCGGCTGCTGGTACGGAAATCAGGCAAACTGCCAGTACGGCACCACATCTGCCATGTCTGGTTCGCTTCTTCGTAGCCAACCAGAAGCGCCTTATTGGCGACATTTTCCAACAGGTTGCTGAAGTCACTGGTTGAATGGCCAATGATTCCTTCGCGGGTCAGTGCTTCACCCATCAACTGGATCTTAGAGCCGAGCCCCGATGTTTTCGCGCCGGTAAGCTGCAAATAAGCCCTGCCCAGTTCCAACATGCCCATGGAATGGAATTCATTGCTACGTGCTGAACGGATAATCTCCGGATCTTTTTCCAGGCCGGTTTTGATCAGCAGGGACTGCTCAGCGCCTTCCATGTATTTATCGATAGCATCCTGGCCGGCTGCGTTCCGAATACCGCCAGTGCCAGCCTTGCGGGTCACGTGACTGAAGCTTGCAGCATCCATAGAGCCTGTGTCTTCGCGCTGGGTGTAATCGGTTGTGATAGGTTCCGGGTTTTCCTCTGCACACATAAGCAGGATCTGCTTTGTTGCAAAGTCTACCTTGGCACCTGACCGCTTCAATTCGTCCCGGTACAGAACAAAAGATGGCTTGTGAGAATGAGGCAAAAACATTTCATCGATCGCCTGGCAACGCTCCCGCTCAACCTTGACACCTTCTTGGATATTCCGGTTCGTGTAGCTCTTGTCTGTCCGCTTGAATTCCGCAGCAGTTACCACGTTTTCATCTTTAGCGGCTTCGTCGCCGCCGCTGTTACCTTTGTCGTCGGCCATGTCAGCCACTCCTGTCGTTGTGGCGGAACTCCCGCCGTTGTTTTCCCGATGGATGCCGACAGCTGCGTCGGCTCCGAGCGGGACAAATGAAACTTCATTGACTGACCAGGACCGCGTGATGTATGTCCCGTCCTCCTGCTGTTCCGGTTCCTGCAGAAATGAGCCGCCCACACTGACGTCAGTCAACACGCCGTCTTGTATGTCCTGCCATTTCTCATTCGCTAGCGGACTGTTACCGAAGTACGCCACACCACGTAGAACTTTGTCTTTGGTGCTGAGCTTGATGTCCTTCACCCTGCCTAGCATTTCGTCACCGTGCCGCCACAGCAACGCAAGGCCATGTTCTGCGTTACGCGACAGATCGATGGCTTTCTTGGTGTGCAGCAGGGTATTCGTGCCCCACCAATCGCGTACAGGATTCTCTGAGCTGATCGCAATCGGAACCGTGCGCTTTTCTTCATCGATGTGCTCGCGCTCGATCTGTGCGACACGCTCGAAACCTTTGCCCTTTAGTAATTCCATCAAGCTGCCTCGCTGTCTTCTGTATTTTCGTCGTCATCTGACTCGCTGTCATCCGCGTCAGTTTCGGCCTCTGGCTCAGCCGGTGCTGGTTGTGTTGCCTGCTGTACCGGCTCGAAGTCATCGGCAGCCAGCTCGGTATCCACCAAGCGCGGATTGCCGTTGCGCTCGCGGATTACCTGATGCCTGCTCTTGAATCCGTTGTCGACATCGATCACAGCGGCCTCGGATTCTTTCTTCGGATCGATCCAGTCCACGCTCGGCCCGCGCATATCCACGGATGTATAGAGCTGTTGCAAGGTGATGCCGGCAGGCATAAAGAACAGCCGAGCCGTTACTACCATGTCTATGAAGTTTTTCCACGTCGGCTGCATCTGGACACCGAGGAAGAAGTTCAGCAGTTTCTTGTAGCCTTCACGCGCCTCTACCAATTCCTGGCGTTGTGCCGAATAGTTCCCGTCATAGTGCTTGCTGATCGATGAATAACTGGTGCCGGTGCCGCTGGCAGCTGCACGCATCATTTCGGCAATGAACGGCCCTAGATTTGGGTTCGGGGTGTCAGTGCCTACTGACTTCAACTCCTCACCAACACGGAGCCCGTCAAAAATCGTCCCCGACTTCATCTCGAATGGCCGGTTACCGTTTGCGTCTACTTCCCCGTCAAAATCTGCATTTCTCGTAATCGCCGTTGTGAATGCAGCGTTAACCCGAGCCTTGATCCGCTCGCTTTCCGAGTAGTCCTTTATGTCATCCATCCGGTTAATGATGCCGTGGATGATCGGCACCCCGCGCGTCTGCCTCAGCCTGCGGACAAACTTCAGATGGGTAATGACGTCAGCGCTAACCCGCTTGGTGTTGAATGTCGTCTTGTTGAATGGCACCAGGGTATTGCCTGGATGCTCTTTGTACAGGTGGTAGGCGAGCGGCCGGCCCCATGTGTTCTTTTCAACGCCGTGGATAATGTTTGTCCCGCTGCCATTGAGATCCATCGGCAAGTAATCGGCTTCCAACAGCTCCAGGGAATACGGCACCTGAGAATTGTGACGAACAGCAGGCCCAGCTCCCATGATATGTTTGGTCAGTACTTCACCGTCGCGCAGCCAGGAGCGAACCAGCAACCGCTCGACTTCGTTGCCCGGCACCTCGCCGGTAACTTCAGGCCGGCGCCAGAACTCCAGCCACAGGTCGCGCAGTTGGTCGTTGACCTCGGCCCACAGTTCATCATTGTTGCGTTTGACGATGGGCTCAATAGTCAGGCCGGCACCGACAATCCGGTTAACCAGGTTGTCGTGTATCCCGATTGTCAGGTCGTGGTTTTCGTCCAGGTACCGTGACCAGCTCCGCAAATTCTTGACGGCGTTATGCGTGACACTATCGCCAGAATTGCCGCCGCCCCGGATAGCCTTGTGGTAACTACTCGATTGCGCTGCGTCGTAATAGCGTAGAATTTCGCGTGCTTTTTTAATCTTGCGCGAGATTTTCTTTTGTTTCTTTGACTTCTTCATTCTGGCGTTTTACCGAATGCATCCCCGGACACCTTTGGCGGCCGGCCTCGCTTTGGTTTGTTTTTTTCGACAGGCGCCGCCGATAGCACGGCAATAATCTCGTTACGCAAATCTGCCGGAATCACGTATACCTGCCCGAACGCAACACGGCCGGATGGCGCCGGGTTAAACTGCCGGCCATGCTCGCCCATGTCGCCAGTTGTCAGCGCGCGTACAATCTCGTCTGCTTTCATGACCATGTAGCTATCCTCATTCTTGGGTTTGTGGCGCCAGCCGCTTTCGCTTCAAGCTTGTTTACAAGGTCCTGCCACTTATCAAGCTCAGCCGACAGCCAGTCGACATCCTGGTATGTCACATCCTTGCCGCCGTACTTGACCGCTTTCCCACCAAGCGCGCCAAGATATGCGGTCTCGCATGCGGTTAGGAATGCGTTTGCTTCAGATAGTGTCCAGGCCATATCACCGTCCAATAAAAAGCCCGCGGTTAGCGGGCTGTTAGATACTGCGCCGAGCGAATCGGCTCTGTTGCCGACCTTGTTGTGGCGGCGGCCTGGCTGCTTGCTGTCCTGTCTTCGGCTGTTGCGCCTTGATCCCGTTGATCCGGATGGCCAGATACGCCATTGCTTCGCAGTCGAGGAAATGGTTATCGACCGATGTCCGAATCCAGGTACTGCCACCAGCGGGCTTGAGCAACCGCTGCTCGGCGATGATTTGCCGGCAATAGTCCTCATCGATATCAGACGGCAATAGCCACCCGCCTGGTTGATCTTCAGGCCAGTCGATCCGGGAATGAACCCAGCTTTTCATGATATCACTGTCAAAGTGCCAGAGCTGTACGCCGTTCTTGATCAGCCGGCCCCTGACGTTCACATCGATCAGGCTGGCGTAATATGGTTTTGCCAGGTGGTCGTGGCCCTTTGTAGGGATTGCGGCGCCCCGGTGCGCGCGGCAAAATGTATACACTTCATCCGCGCGGTAACCGGAGTCAACCGCCATCTTGGAAATCGGTATGCCGTCATACTCCTCGGCCAGTAGTGCCCCGAGGTTGCCCCAGACTTCAGGCTGATCGGTCTCGCCCCAAAGCTCGCCGTGATCAATCAGCGCACTTGTGTAAGCCTCGCCAAATCCCCGAACCACCCAGACCAGCCGATTCTTCTGGACATCGACGCCGGCCACCAGGGTTTTGATTCCGGTCGGGACCTGTCCGCTGATGTAGTGGTGCCGCTGGCCCAGAGCCTGTACGGTCTCGTATTCCGGCGCCTCGCCGCTGACTTTCCAGCATTCGCCGAACTCGGCATTTAGAATGCCTTTGACCTTTTCCGGATCTCGTTTCCTGGCCGCCTTCAGATAAGCCGCAGCCAGAAATCCAAATGTTTTTTTGCTGGAGAAATTGCACAGGCCGGATGTCCAGAACGTGCCGTCTGTACTCTCGATACCGTCGCCATGGATCACCCCGTCAGGCGTTACGCTCTGCCCGGGTGACACTGCCCGCCCCGCAGCGTTCATGTCATCCTTGTCCTTGCTCTCGATCTGGCCACCGCACCCAGGGCAGACCAGCCGGGCATCGCGCTCAGCCCCCTCCGGCGTACTCTTGGCGGGCCACCACAGAAGCTTCAGGCGCGGTATGAAATATTCGTGGCAATGGGGACAAGGCCAGGCCCATTCGTGCCGCGTGCCGCCCTGCCAGTATTGCCAGATAAGCGATTCAACGTCGTCGCTCGGTTTCCAGTGCTCCAGCCCAGTGTCTGGGTGAATATAGGTCTCTACGTTTCCGACGGTCGGCGTCGACGCCCCAATCGTGATGCCATCCGGATATGCCGAGTGGCGGGCATCGGCCAGCGTGACGACATCGCCTTGCCCGTTGAGATCTGGATCGGTTTCGTCGATTTCGTCCACAAATACAACCGCCGCTGAATCC